TTAAATCACTATATTGTCAACCATGAAAGAAAAAACAATTAGATACGCAGACATTAAAAATGATGAACATTCTGTTGTTTATGTAATTCAAGAAATTGCAGGTACTTCTGAAGGAAGACCTAAAATAAATATTATGGGTGCAGCAAGTTATGGTAAATTTAAATTTTTACTTCCAGAACTTTCACAAATAATTTTTTCTCCAGGTCCACTTATTTTTAAATTAAGAAAAGAATTAGCAAAGTATAGAACAAAAGATTATTTATTATTAACAGGTGATCCTGCAATAATAGGTGTAGCTTGTTCTATAGTTTCTGATATAACTAACGGGAAATACAATCTCCTAAAATGGGATAAACAAGAAAGAAAATATTATTCTATTGAGATTGACTTATATGAAAGAGGAAAGATAGATGAGTAACATTGACTTTGAACAAGACCAACAACAAGTAATACAAAAAACTGACAATTTACAAACTCTTGCAGATCAAGTAGAGAAATTAAATTCTTTACAGTCAAGAATAGAATTGCAGGAAGAAAATTTAAAAAATACAAAAAAAGAATTTGATCATTTGTCTGGAGAAGTAATTCCAACCATGATGGCTGAGATGGGTTTATCACATCTTAAACTTATGGATGGTTCTTCAGTAGATGTAAAACCAAATTATAGTGCGAGCATAACTATTGCTAATAGAGATGCTGCATTTAAATGGCTTCGAGACAATAACCTAGGTGATATAATCAAAAATGAGATATCCGTATCATTTGGGCGTAACGAGGATAACAAGGCAGCTGATTATGCTGTTCTTGCAGAAGAGCGTGGGTATCAACCGACACAAAAGTTGAAGGTTGAACCCATGACTCTCAAAGCGCTAGTTCGGGAGCGTATTGAAAACGGCAAAGAATTGCCTACTGAACTTTTCAACGTATTCGTTGGGAATAAAACAACAATCAAAAGGAAACAATAAACATGAACCAAGTAGTAAAAAAAGAAGAAGGTGCATTAGCAGTCAATATGTTTGAAGCTGATGCAGACAAAGGCTCTCAGAACATGACGCAAGAAGATCTTGCATTACCATTTCTGAAAGTATTAGGACAACTATCTCCAGAAGTAAATAAAGTACACGCAAGATATGTTAAGGGTGCCGAACCAGGCATGATTATTAACAGTGTCACAAATGAACTTTATGACGGTGCTAAAGGAATAGATGTGTTGCCAGTATTCTATGAAAGAAAATTAATAGAATGGCAGGACAGAGGAGCAGGCACTGGTGCACCCGTTGCAATCCACGATGCTAGTTCTGATATCATGAGTCAAACAACTCGTGATAAATCTTACAAAGATAGATTACCAAATGGTAATTACATTGACAATACTGCAAATCATTATGTAGTTGTGTTAGGTGATTCACCACAAACTGCTTTAGTTTCTATGAAAGCGACTCAATTAAAAATTAGTCGTAAATGGAATTCCATTATGATGGGAATTAAATTGCAGGGTAAAACTGGAATGTTTACGCCGCCAACATACAGCCACATTTACAATTTAAAGACTGTTCAGATGTCAAATGACAAAGGAACATGGTTTGGTTGGGAAGTGTCTAAAGTTGGTCCGGTTCAAGATCAAGGTGTTTATGGAATTGCAAAATCATTTGCCGAACAAGTTGGCAAAGGTGATGTTGAAGTTAAACATGGATCAGACGAATCAAAAACAGATTCACCATACTAAATAAAATCCTAGGAGTGGGCGTGGAAGCGAGAGTGAAAACGCCCATTAAAAATTATGTTTGAAAAAATATTTAAAGGACTAGAGCGTGCGCACGGTTGTACTAAAGTTACAGCACCGGCAGAAAACGGTGTGAAACTAAAAGGACAATCATTTGTGGTACGTCAACCCGTGACCACGGAACTGTGGAAGATGCACCTAAATGGTACGCAAAGTCTGGGCATCATACCTATTAACGAAGATAACCAATGTGTGTGGGGTTGTGTTGACATAGATTCATACGCAGGGTTTGATCACAAAAAATTAATAGATAAAATAAAACAATTTAACCTACCGCTCATAGTGTGTAGGTCAAAGAGTGGGGGAGCACATGTCTTTCTCTTCTCGGACCAACCCGTAGCTGCAGAAAGAATGAGGGATAAGTTAACAGAAATAAAAACACTACTAGGATACGGCGGATCAGAAGTCTTTCCAAAACAAATTCAATTAAAATCATCAGACGACACAGGTAATTTTTTAAACTTACCATATTTTAATGGTGACGACACAACAAGATATGCTTTTAAAAGTGATGGAGAAGCTGCAACACTTTCAGAATTTTATGAGTTGTATGATTATGTTAAACAGAAAGATATTACAAAAATAAAAATAGAAAGACCTAAATCTGATTACGATGATGCACCACCTTGTATAGAATTAATGGCATTAAATAAAATACCCGAAGGTGGTAGAAACAATGCAATGTTTCATTTTGGTGTGTATGCTAAACAAAAATGGCCGGCAGAATGGAAAAGTAAAATGACATTGTTTAATGCAACAGCGTCAACAACACCATTAAGTGAGTCTGAAGTAGATATTATTAAAAGACAACATGATAAAAAAGAATGGGGTTACAAATGTAATGATACTCCAATGTGTAACTTGTGTGATAAAAAATTATGTAGAGAAAGAAAATATGGTATTGGTGAAGAAATAGTATTTCCTTCACTAACTGATTTACAGAAAATTAAATTAGAGAAACCATATTATTATTTAAACGTTGATGGTGAGAGATTACATTTAGAAAATGTTAAATTTTTAAAACAACAAAGTTTATTTCAAGAAGCTGTGATGGAGCAATTAGATTTTATGCCACCTACAGTTAAACCTAAAGATTGGATTAATATTATAAATCCATTAATGAAGAACCACGAACCAATAGATCCACCAGAAGGTGTAGCAACTCAAGATCAATTACAAAATCATTTAGAGACTTTTTGTTTAGATAGGCACATAGGTGCTGATATAAAAGATTTAAAACGTGGAGGTGTATTAACTAAAGATAAACATCATCATTTTATATTTGATAGATTTTATAATGATTTTTTAATTAGAAGACGTTGGGACGTGCCTTATTCTAGAACAGCACAGATGCTAAAAGAAAGATGTAACTGTGATGACAAACGTATTGGTAAAGAAAGAATTTCTGTATTTGTAGTTAAACAGTTTGATAAAAAAACAGATGACTACAATCAAAAAGAATTAAAACCAAAGGACCCATTTTAATGAGAACGATTGTATTAGGACCACCAGGTACAGGAAAAACTACAACTTTGTTAAATAAAGTTGATGACTATCTTAAACAAACAGATCCTGATAAGATAGGTTACTTTGCATTTACACAGAAAGCTGCACACGAAGCAAGAGACCGTGCAATGAAACAATTTAATTTAGAAGAAGATGACCTTCCATATTTTAGAACATTACACTCATTAGCATTTAGAAAATTAGGGTTAAAAAAAGATCAGGTTATGCAAACAAGACATTACAAAGATTTAGGAGATAAGTTAGGTTTCCCTGTAACTTATGCAGACTATCAAGAAGATCAAGGTAGTATTTTTACATCAGATAGTGAATATTTAAGAACTATACAATTAGCACAATTACGTAATATTACACCAGAACAACAATTTGATTTAGGTGAACATACACAGGATCTAGAAAGAGATAAACTTATAATCATACACAATGAAATAAGACGTTATAAAAAAGAATATTCTTTAATAGATTATAATGACATGATTTTAGATTTTACAAAATCAGATCTATCACCAAAGTTTGAGGTAGTATTTATTGATGAGGCACAAGACTTATCATTAATGCAATGGAACATGACAAGATCTATCTGGAATAAAACAAAAGATTCTTTTATTGCAGGGGACGATGACCAAGCAGTATTTAGATGGGCGGGTGCGGATGTAGATTCTTTTATAACTTTACAAGGACAATATTTACCACTAACTCAGTCTTATAGAATACCGGCTAAAGTGCATGGACTAGCTATGGGTATTATAAATAAAATTAAAAAAAGAATAGATAAAACTTGGCAACCCAGAGTAAATGAAGGCAGCTTACAAAGACATTTTGATGTTGATAGTATAGACATGACAAAAGGCGATTGGTTAGTATTAAGTAGAACTAGACACATGCTTACTGACATTGGGGAATCTTTATACCGA